ATTTTCGCCCGGTGTTGGGGTTGGGTTGGTTTTGGGAGCGGCAGGGCTGCCCGGTGTGAGGTCGGGGCGAGGGGTTGTGTTTACGGTTGCCGTGGTTTTACCGTTGCTGTCTCGTCCGAATGTGATTTGGATTTGTACGGGCTTACTGTCAGGACCTGTTACGGGGCCAATGGTTACGGATGTTCCGGGGGCGACTTGGACGCCTTCGCTATAATCGGGACGCCCGGCACCTTCCACAAAAGGCGTCGGATTGCGGTCGATTGCGGGTGTGGCGATTTCGAGGAATTTTTCAGGAGTGAGGACTTCGGATTGGCGGTTTTTCAGACGTTCGAAAATTATCGGGGTTCTTTCATCACCCCTTTGTTCAACATTGCAACGGGCATTGATTGATCCAATATCACAATCTCTAAAAATATAGCCATCGTATGATTTATCTCGTGCTTTCAGTTGCTCGAAATATTTACGCGCTTCTTTTTCTGTTCTGCTTTTCAGAATAAATTCAGCTTCTTTTTGGCTTTGTCCGCCTTTTTCATAAGCTCTAACTAAAGATGAATCAAGCGGAATACAGTTTGAATAGACTTTTTTTTCGCCCTGCCAATCCTTAATACATAGTGCATCATCGTAGGTTTTAAGAAATGTTCCTGATTCATCGGCTATGTAGCCTTCTGACTCTAAATCTCCTTTGACGGCTTGATAGGCTTCATAGGCAAGCAGTGCGCCGCCTATATATAGATTACCTCGACTTGAGGCTGCGATTCGTGCGCCTTGTGTGACTAGACCGTAGGCTCGGGATAGGACTGTGGGGCGGGAAACGGTTGCTTCGGCTGTAGCCTTAATTGCTTCATTTGACAAATATCTTTCATATCTTGCTTTCATGGCCTCAGTTTGAAATTTACGATACAAATTATCTGTAACAGACCTATTCCATGACTGTTTATCCCAATGCGCTGTATGCTGCCCAGAATAATTAACAGATTTACCATTAACATTAATTTCGCCAGCATATAAATAAGAACTTCCAAAAACAAAGAAGAAAAACAAAGCTAATTTATTCATTCCGCACTTTTTCTATTTCCTTCTTCTCTTCCTTATATCTATTTAAATCAGCCATGAACTTAACCATATCTGAATCTGATGGACTTGGTTTTTTAGGGCTCGAATTCATTAGAAATAAATCATCATCATCAGATAATTTATTATTTGATATAGGTTTTCTTTTTAGAAATACTAAAAGATTTCCAACCAAATATAAAAAAATCATTAAATACCTAATTTCATTAGATATAAAAATAATCTTTGATAAATGTAATAGAAAGAGAATAACAAAAACAATATTAAAAATTCCAACAAACATAATCCTAACTTTCTTGACTGTTCCAAAAGTCGGGATTTTGCCATTATCCTAATCGGGTATCAATCCTTGAATAAAATCGACCCTATCAAAACCGGTACTGCCAGTCCCAAATAAAAATAAAAGTCCATCATCTCAAGACCCTTTTTAGGACGGATACGAAATACACCGCTGCCATTACGCCGAATAAAATCCAACCTGTATCCAAACCGCTTTTGAGGTTTTCACTTGGATCGCATTTGGGCAAATCGGCTTTAAGCGGCTCTCCGTTCAGTTTCCATAATGTGCCGTTATACTCAGGTTTGATGATTTTGCCGTCTTGAGTGATTTGAGGTACTACCAAGCTGAAATAGACGTTTTCAGCTTGGTTTTGCTCAAGACATTTATTCCCGACTTGGTAGTACATCTTAATTACCTGTTATCGCAACAAGCGTTTCACGATGGCAATCACGAACAGGGCGGCAAATACGCCGACTACCAACCAGCCTGCTTCAAGGCCGTCGGCTTTCGCTGAATCAATACCTGTTTTTGCTGCTTCGGGCAAAGCGGCATAGGCAGATGTGGCCAGAGCCAAGGGAGCTGCGGCAACAACGGCCAGTTTTGCGCCGTATTTACGGCAAGTGTTCATCAATTTCATGATGTTTTCCTTTAGTGAGTTAAACAAAATTGAATAGGTGCTTTTGCTATTATTCAGACCGCACCTGTAGCCTGAATTTTTAAAATTCTGATAAAAAGCTGAAGACAATAAAGTTTTCACCGATTTCGGATAACGCGGTTTCTACCGCTTCGTTTCGGTCGTAGAAATAACCGGCTTCATTGACAAACGGTGTATGCCCCACATCACCCGTATCAGACGGATAAAGGAAGTCGCCCGTTTCCCGTGACTGAACAATGTAAACGCGGGTAATTGTCATGTTTTAGCCTTTGTTTGGTGATTTGGGCTGGAAGCCGAGAATTTTCAGTTTCTGGCTTTTGCCGTTGGTAACTAATTCAACCGTCAAAGAGGCTTCAAAAGGGAATGAAAGACTTTTGAACTGTTCGAAATTCACGGAGCCGCCGTAGTCGTATTCACTAGCCGAACTGCCTAATGCGTTGCCTTGGCTACTGTCCAGCGGTGTAGACACGATAACGCGGCAATAGTCAAAGGTTTTACCGTCGATTTGGCCGTTAAAGCGTTTAACGCCCATGATTTGGCCTTGAATTTGCATTTGCATGATGTGTTTCCTTATCCAATACACTGCACTTGTAGGCGGCAGCGTTTTGCCTTTTAAAATCTATATGCGTATCGGTCGTACATAAGATTCAGATAATCTTGTTCATGCTTGGCTTCGATGAGCTTCGTCATTTTGTTTTTTTGTTCGATAGCCATTTCAAGTAAAACTTGGGCAGATTCGTTAAGCCATAAACTGCCTTCGGGTTTGTCATGTATGGCCGGTGCGTGGTTTTCGGTACATGAATACACTTCAAGGCTTAATCGTTTGGGCAATAAGTCATGATCGGCTTCGAACATGGCTAAGATTTCCGAACGGTCTTTGTGCGGAAACATGGATTTCGCGGCATTGATGGCGCGGCCGACTTGGTTTTTCGCTACTTCGATGCAGCGTTCAAAGGTCAATTCAAGATTCTTTTTCACTGCTTCGATGCGTTTGGCTTTCTCTTGGAATTGGGCGCATACAGGGTATGCACCGCCGAAGTATTCACCCGGAACTGTCAATACTTCGAACGGAATCACAATATCCTTGGCTTTGAATTCAATTTCAAAACGCACCCACTGGCTTTCTTTGTCGCCAAGTTGCTTGCCTTTTTCGTAAACACGAACGTATTTTGACGATTCACGGGAGCCTACATAGTAGGTTTTTCCCTTACCGTTGTTTGATTCCCAATCCGTACCGACTGATTCGCCATCGGGCATCATGTGATGATTGGTGAACTTACCGGCGAGACGGTCGGATTTGGCCTGCTCAGGCGTGTATTCACCTTGAAAAAAGTCTTTGGCAATGTCGATACGGGTAATTTTGGGACGGACTGCCTGTAGGATGAAGTTATAAAGTCGTGATTCCCAACCGTCAGATGCGGCATTGCAACCCGTGGCCGTGACTTCAATCAGCATGGTATTGTTTTGCCCACCAAAATGGACGCGACCATATTGGGCATTGTCTGTCCCCATCAACCAGCAGGAATCATAAAAACGACCGCCTGAATGCTTGGCTTTTTCGGTAATACCAAAACCAAAAATATCGGCCAGAACCATAGATGCGCGGACGATGTATTCATCATCGGCAACCAACGGATAACCGGCGAGCAAGGAAAAAGTATCTTCGTGGATTGAAAAACTGATTTGGTCGATAAAAGCGGAATTTGCTTTGCCACGACGCAAAGGCACTTCAATCAGACGACCTTTTGAATCAGTTAAGAAGGTGGTGTATTTTTCGAAGGTTTCGTGTTCGGTACTCAAAGCCGCTTCGGTTTCTGCTCCCCCCCTGTTAGATAAGGGGGGCGCCATATCGGCGCATGAAGCCGTCTTTGGCGCGTCGCTTACGCTGCCGCCGCTAAACGCGGCTTCATGCGCTTTTTTGGTGCTGATGTTTTTCATTGGGACACCTCTTTGCTGATAATTTCGCGGACGGACAAACGACCGTATTCATTGGCGGCATTTCTAATCTTTGAAATACGGTCGGGGGAAGATATGGGAAAATTAACGGTTTTTAGGCAACGGGTGACATCAGAATCGTCTTTGAAAACACGAACGATGAAAGATTTTGGAAATTTGGGCGGTTCGGGATTGACGGTGTAGAAGACGATGCACATGAGAAAGCCCCTTTCGTTAAAGGGGCTTTACGATTGTTAAAAATGCCCCTGTGATGGAGCGCAATATATAAGGTCGTCTGAAACGAGGGCATCGTGTTTCAGACGACCTTTTAGTAATAAGTGGGATGGATGATTTATTGGCGGATGACTGCTTTGGCGATTTGATCCGCCATGCGTTTGCTTGCTCCTTGGTGCTTGCCAATAAACTCAAGGGCTTTTTGGGAGAAACGTTCTTTTTCCGATGGATTGGCAAGCCATGATGTGGTTTTTTCATACCATCTTTCAGCAGAACCAACCTGCTCTGCCGCCCCTGCATGGATGGCATCTTGGCATACAGCGGAGAAATTGTAGGTTGAACAACCGAATAAGGTCGGTATGCCGCAGGAAATCGGTTCGATAACATTCTGACAGCCCGCATCCACAAGACTGCCGCCGACGAAGGCAATATCCGCAGCCAAATAATAGGCAAACAGTTCTCCCATGCTGTCTCCGACCCATATTTGCGTTTCTTTGTTGACAGGAAGGTTATCACTGCGATATTGCACACGGTAGCCCATATCTTCTGCAAGGGAAAAGGTCGTCTGAAAACGCTCGGGGTGTCGAGGGATAATCACCAGCAGTGCATCCCCTTTATAGCGTTTCCATGCTTCAAGCAACATTTCCGCTTCGTCCTGACCTTTATAGAAACGGATGCTGGCACACACGACGACAGGGCGGTTGCCGATCCGTTCTTTAAATGCGGCTGCAAGTGCTTTCATCCCTTCGGGAAGCGATACATCATATTTGGTGTTGCCGCAAACGTGGACATTAGAAGCCCCAATCAAGTGCAACCGTTCTGCATCTTCGGCAGTTTGGGCAAAGCATCCGCTCAGGGTGCGCATAGCAGGCTCAACCAAGCCGCGTATTTTCAAATATCCCCGTTGCGATTTTTCAGACAGGCGGGCGTTAGCAAGAAAAAGCGGCACCTGTTTTTCAGCACACATATGCATCAGGTTCGGCCAAATTTCTGTTTCCATCAAAATACCGAAACGAGGGGCATGGTCGGTTAAAAATTGCCCAACCCATTCTGGTTTGTCGTAGGGAATATAGCGGCATTGCGCATTGGGATATAGGGTTTGCGCCGTATGCCTTCCGGTCGGTGTCATTTGAGTCAGTAATAAAGGGACATCTGGGAAATAGTTCTGTAATGCTTCGATGAGTGGCTGCGCAGCACGGGTTTCCCCGACAGAAACGGCGTGAATCCAAATCGGATGACGCACGGGCTTGCTCATTTTTTTGCCGAATCTTTCATCCCAGTGTTCCAAATAGGATGTTGATTTTTTAGCTCTCTTTTTTAGATAACGGCGGATAAACAAAGGAGCGATATGCCAAAGTTGATTATATAACCAACGTATCATAATGATATTCCAAGATATAATGGGGCGTATAAAAAAGTATTAGGAAGGGATTATAGATGATTCAATCTAAAACAGGACAAAATGCATGAACTTGAAGGAGAGATGATGGCGGGCAGATGCATAAGTAAGGAGCTTGGGAAACCAAATTTATTTTAAAGGGATCTCCTCCGTAACATTTTCAGCAGTGCCTTGTATAAACCGTTATACCTGTGATTGAATTAGGAGTCAGTTTCTTTTAAATGCTGGTAAAACGTATACTTCGGTATGCCGTTAAATTGTAACAAGAGATGTTTTGCATAGCTCTCGAAGGATTCAATACCGTTACTATGTTGTGTACCGTAGGTAAACTCATTGCGTAATGGTGTAACCTGAAATGTTTGGTGAGGCCACAATCAACCATCAGGGTACGGTAAAGAAAACCTTTGTTGAATGGTACTGCTGTGCGTTATTTTCTTGTATCAGGATTTAAGAGGAAGAGGGCTGATAATGATCCGTTCATAGAAATGAAAATCAGTATTAGTTGAAAACATGACGTAATTTGTCAAAAAACAACACTGTTAGGCATGTATTAGAGATATTGAACAAAAAAAAACGGTAGGAAAATCAAATAATATGAAATTTTTAAATATTTATTTCAAAACTATTTCACATGAATAATAAATTTTAAGAGAAATTTTATTTAATAATTTTG